GATTGTTGAAAAAGCAATCAAATCGGTTGACCGACAGTTGGGTATTGAATATGTTGAATTGTATATTTCAAATATTACAAAGTTGTTCAGTACTGGTGAAACGGTTACAACACACGTTACCGGTAATACACAGATTCAAGTTAGTGCAACATTAATTGGTTCACTATCTGAAATTAAAATTGATCCAATAAATCGTGGTTTGTATTACAATGGATATGATCCAGAATTAGGTTATGATGGTGATCCTGTTACGATTGTTGGTGGTTTAAATCCACAATCTGCCAATCCAGTTGGTGCCTTGGCAACAGTTGGTACTGTTCTAAGAGGTTCTGTTAAAAACATTATTACTAGAAATGGTGGTTTTGGTTTCAGATACAATTCAATTGCACCAAACTCATCAATCATTGACTTTAAAGGTGGTTTTGCTGGAGGACTTTTAGGCTCAGAAGCCAAAGCTTTCATTTCTCTACTTGATGAAAACTATACACGAAATGTTAATGTTTCTGATGTTACAATTGAAACTGTATATTCACAATCAATTAATCAGTGGGACAACACCTCAAACACAAAAACAATTGGCCAAGTCACAACTTACCAAGATTTAGGTCTTTACAGTATTGCATATGTTGACATTGAATCTCAAGGTGGTGGATACCGACAAAAACCAGAGGTAGATATTTACAGTATGTATTTGGAAGATAGTGATGATTTATTAGTAATTACATCTTGTACTGCCGTTAAAGGTAGTCGCATACTAAGAGATTCTTCACAAGATTTAACAGATACATTTGAAGTTGGTGAAAAAGTCAAGTTGTTTTTAAAGAATCGATTTGAAGAAATTAGAACAGTTACCGAAGTCACCAGTGAAACTATTACATTAGATATTCCATTTGAAAACAACATTGACAACTTGATGGTATACAAACTATTGAGAAAGAATCTTGATGCTTTAGGTTCTCTAGGACGTATTGAGGTTCTCAATGGTGGCCAGAATTATAACGTAGGTGAATATTTGATATTCACATCTACTGGTGGGCGTGGTCTTGGTGCTAATGCTCAAATCACTGAAGTACACGCCGCAAACAATGGTGTTAAAGTTGTGGAGTTTAATGAGAAAAGTGTTGGCGCACTGACTGGTGTAACAATTTCTACCGCAGGAACAGGATACGGTGTTGGTAATACATTCACTGCAACTGGTGGAACTGGAACTTCTGCTGTGTTGACTGTGCTGGCTGTTAATGGTAGTGGTAATGTTACTTCAGTTAACGTTTCGAATTCTGGTAAATACATCACAAGTCCAACGACAACATTAAATCCTTTCACATCAAATACTGGTTCAGGTTCAGGCTTCAGAGCAAACTTAACAATCAGTTACGCACCAGAAAATATTCGTGGTGGTGAAGGTTATGATGCTGCACATTTACCATTAATTACAATCAACACAATCAGTGGAACAGGAGCTTCATTAATTGCCAAAGAGATTCTTGGTGATGGTGAAGAACTTGAATTGTCAACAACTAGAATTGGATCAATTTCATCATTGCGTGTTATCAGTTATGGTTATGATTACATCGCTTCACCACAAATTTCATTACGTAATGCTGATTTAATTGTATCAAATGTAACTGAAGGTCAAATTTTTGTTGCTAACACTAAAATTTATCAAGGCACATCAAATACAAACACAACATTTGTTGCATATGTTGACAGATATGTTTCAACAAATAACCACATGAGAATTTATAATTATAGTGGTACATTTAATGTTGCTACACAAATTATATCAAATGACAATACGGTATCCGCAAATGTTGTTACAATATCATACTATGGAGACGGCAAAGCTAAAGCTACGGCTGGTTTTGAGAATGGTTTGATTCGTTATCCTGGCATTTACTTAAATGAAGACGGTCAATTAAGTGCAGACAAGAAATTACAAGATTCCAAAAAGTATCATAATTTTTCATATGTTATTAATACAGAAAATGATTATGTTAAGTTTAAAAAGGCTTTGAATGATGTTGTGCATCCTGTTGGAACAAAAACTTTTGTTAATAGGATTAGTGCCAATGAAGCATCTGCGGCCAGACCAAACAATACAACAATATTAATTTCAGTACAAACTTTAGGCAATACATTCAATATTTCGAATGGTTCGAACAGCATGGTTGCTACAGGTGCATCGTCAAACCTATTATCTATTATTTCTGTTGGTGATTACGTTACATTAACATCTGTTGAACGCAGAATTAGTGGTACTGTCAATATTGGTGCGTCTTCTAATGTTATTGTCGGCACATCAACAAACTTTATCAATGATGTGCAGGCTAATGATGTTATTAAATTATCAACAGGTAATACATCAACTGTAACTGAAGTCATAAACGCAAACACAATCTATACGTATACAAATTTTGGTATTTCTAACAATACAGCAAATATCAGTTTGTTGTTCAATGACACAAAACAAGTTACTTTTGTTAATGCCAACACCATTTTAGTTAGTACTAATTTTACAACAAATTCGACCTTTGTGGTAACATATCACCAAAAACTTGAATAAATAAAGACATGCCTTCAATAATTACTAAAAACTTTTCAACCGAGTTAGCTCAAGATTTCACCTTTCTATTTGATATTGGTGCAAACGATTATTTGCCGCAATCTAAGAAGGCTTATATTTTTGCAATACTTGGTAAACAAATTCCATGGACCTCAGGAACAGAAGTTGTTCCAACACCAACAGGAAGTATACCATCACTTGTACAATGTTGGGATAATGCTATTGTTGCGAAAAGAATGTCATTGAATGATATTTCTTATGTTGTTCCGAGAAGAAACTGGACTTCAAATACTAGTTATTATACATATGATTCAGGCAACGCAAACTACTATGTTTTAAATAGTAAAGATCAAGTTTTTAAGTGTTTGGATAATAATGGCGGCGCAAATTCTACTGATGAGCCACAACTATTTCTATCGTCTACATCATTAGAGGAACCATATTTTCAGACTACTGATGGTTTTAAGTGGAAATATATGTACACTTTAAACTCTTCCCAAAAGGAAAGATTTTTAACTTCCGATTGGATGCCAGTTACTTACAATAAGTTTGTCCGTGCTGCTGCTTTGAATCGTAGCATCGACATTGTAAAAGTTACGAATACTGGTAATAATTATGTTGATGGTTCAACACAATCAATTATATCAATTAATGGTGATGGTACTGGTGCAGTATTAAAAGCTAACGTGTCCAATGGACGTATTCAAAACGTAATTGTTCAGAGTCGTGGTTTAAATTATACAAAAGCCAATGTGATATTTACAGACATTTCTGGCGGCAATGGGTCTAATGCAGCTGCTATAATTTCACTTGCACCACAGAATGGTCATGGTTACGATCCAATAGAAGAGCTTTCGGCCAACACAATTATGTTAAATGTTGATTTTGCCGGTAATGAGTCTGGTGATTTTCCAGCAGAAAATGAATTTAGGCAAATTTCATTGATTAAAAATCCATACGTTTTTGGAACATCAACCTTGGCTTCTGGTCAACTATATAACATATACACAAAGATTAACGTTTCTCCAGGTATTGGTGATTTTAACAACGATGAGTATGTTTATCAAGGTGATTCAATAGAGACCGCAACATTTTCAGCACAAGTTATTTCGTTTGATGAACTTACAAATAACTTATTCTTAAATAATATATTAGGAACATTTCAATCAAACGCAACCATCAAAGGTAACTTAAGTGGTGCGATTCGAGTTGGTGTTTCAAAAACAGACCCGGAATTAAATTTATATTCTGGTAAAACACTAATGATTATTAATCAGCAACCTTTGACTAGGGATCCTGACCAAACGGACCGAATTAAATTTATATTGAGTTTCTAACGAGGAATACATGACAACTCTTTTCAACTACGACCCATATTTTGACGACTTCGATGAAGACAAGAACTTCATGCGTGTCTTATTCCGACCTGGATATGCAGTTCAAGCCAGAGAATTAACTCAAGCACAAACCATCCTCGCAAACCAAATTGAAAAGTTTGGCAATCACATTTTTAAGAGTGGTAGTCCAATCGTTGGTGGTAAAATCTCACTTGATGACCGAGCATATTACATTCAATTAAACACACAATACAGTGGTGAAGATGTTGTATTGGAAAATTGGTTAAACAAAACAATCATTGGTTACAACACAACTAAAATTGTTCGGGCTAAGGTTATTTCAATTGATAATACGACAACGAATCCTATTTTGATTGTTAAGTACCTGAGTGGTGAAAAATTTGTTGAATCTGACGAAATGAAAATTTCTGGTCAGAACATTTTTGCACAAGCTTTAGCAACAAATGCTGTTGGTCGTTCTTATGTTGCCAGCATACAAGAAGGTGTATATTACTTTAAAGGTCAATTTGTAAAAGTATTACCTGAATTTTTGGTACTTGAGACATTCTATCGCTTAGGTTATGACACAGCAACAATTAACGTATTGCCATCATATAAAATTGGTATTGAATTTGACCAAGAAATTTATGATGAGATTGATGATGCTTCATTGTTAGATCCTGCTCAAGGTTCATTTAACTATCAAGCACCTGGTGCCACACGTTCAAAACTTATCACCCGACTATCAAAACGCACACTAGATTCAGCAGACGAATCTGCGTTCTTTGAAGTTATACGTGTCGTTGACGGTGTTAAAACTAAAGAAGTTGCTTATCCAATTTACAGTGAAATTGAAAAGACTTTGGCCAGAAGAACTTTTGATGAATCTGGCAACTACACAGTTGATCCATTCGTATTAACATTAGAAGAAGAATATGCAAATCGTGCTAACAACAACTATGCTGATCCAGATTACTTCAGTGTAATTTTAGATCCAGGTAAAGCATATGTTGCTGGACATGAATTCCAAACAATTGCACCAACTAAGATTGGTGTCTATCGTGGTCGTGCAACAGCTAATGTTTCAGATTATGACATTCCTACAAATTACTCAAGTTATGTTGTTGTTGAAAATGTTCAAGGTACAACAAACCTTGATATTACTACATTCCCAACATTAGATATTCACTGTGTACCTAAACAATATATTGATAAACAAGGCACAGCATATTACAATTCCACAAAAATTGGTACGATTCGTGTCAATAACATGAAGTATAATGGTGCAACCACAACAACATTAGGTTCATCACATACACATAGATTGAATGTTTTTGAAGCTAACACAACACCAATCATTGGTAACCTTGCTTCTTCTGGTAACGCATCCGCAAACGTTATATTGCCTGCCGCATGGTGTACAACATTACAGGCAAACTCATATCAAGGAATGTATTTTCACATCACTGATGGCGCTGGCGCCGATTTGGCACCAATTAGAATTGAATCTTCTGGTTCAAATTTTATTAGATTAGATTCTAGCTTAACATTTACTCCTTCTTCAAATGCATTTACGATTGAATCCGGTTTCTCTGGTGCAGAATCGCTAGTGGTTCGTTCTGGTGGTGCATTGCTTTGGGGTGGTGATATTAATGTTGAATCAAGAGATTCTTCAGGTGATGCTTATATTACAGAAAAGAATAAAGATAGTTTGTTGTTTGCAATTCCTTTTGAAGCTTTAAAAGAAGGAACAATCACAAACTTTGATTTCTTTGCGAATAAAGTTTATGCAAACAAGTTATCGGACGGCGGCGGTGTAATTACAATTTCCACTGTTGGTACAGATACGTTTGCTTTTGCTGGATCAGGCGGCGTTTTAGGTGATACTGCTATTCTTGAAAACATTGTTTGTTTGGTTCGTTCTGACACTTCTTCAACAAATTCGGCATCAGGTATTGCTGCAAACACCATTTTATCATTGGCTAATAACTTATTTACGGTTACTGCTGTTAATAGTACAACAATTCAAGTTGATTTGAACACCGCTGCAATTCGTTGTGATTTTATTATCAAAACAAAAGTTAATAATGCAGAAGATGGTACAAACGGTGCAGTCAGAACAAAATCTTTATTTCCAACAAATGATTATTTGCACGAAAGAGTTCCATATATATTGGACGATGTAGACGCTTTAAACGTTGGCAATACAGGCACGGTTACCGCTATTACTGGAGGCTATGTTTTTCCAAGTATTGGTGTTACACACTATGATTTTTCGACTATTGGTGGTTCTTTTCCACTAAACAATCTTAAAACTCCTGGTGTTCCAGTTAGTTTACAAGTATCTGACGTTTATGAAATTGTTAGGATTGTTGATTCAAAAACAAATACCGGCAATATTACAATGTCAATGTTGACTAATCCAGCACACGATGTAACTGACCACTATGAGTTGGACAATGGCCATAGAAAAACACATTATGACCATGCAACAATTAAATTGAAACGTGGTTATAGTTCACCAACTGGTTCATCATTGATGATTCAGTACAAATATTTCAATCACGCCGGTGCACCATCTCCACAAAATAATGGTTTATTTACTGTTGATTCCTATACCGGCTCAACTAATTTAACATATAATCAATTACCAAGATTCTTCAACCGTGAAGATGGTAAAATTATTTCATCACGTGCAGCTTTAGACTTTAGACCAACTAGAGATGTTGCAAGCACCGTATTAACAGGTGCAGTTAATCCTGACCCAGATTCTTTGGCTGAATTGTCTTTTGAATATTATTTGCCAAGAATTGACCAGATTGTTGTCAAACCTTCACAAGAACTTTCAATCATTAGTGGTAAACCTGATGTTACGCCTATTGCACCACCAGTTGGTCCAGAAGATTTACATCTCTACACAATGTTTGTGCCTGCATATACTGAAAGTGTTAAAGACATTCGTGCTGACTTTAAGAATAACAAACGTTACACAATGAAAGACATTAGTGCTTTTGATTCTAGAATTAGAGGGTTAGAATACTATGTGTCGTTAAATACTTTAGAAAGAAATGCAAATGATTCCAAAGTATTGGATGCTACAGGATTAGAACGATCCAAATATGGTATTTTAGTTGATAACTTCTCTGATAATTCTGTACAAGCAACATATGGCGATGCTGGTTTTGATAATCGATGTATGGTTGATAATGGTTTATTAAAACCGGCTTCGTTGATGCGTACAGTTAAGATGATTTGGAATCCAGCTGCTTCGTCTGGTTCATATCGTGCTGTTGGTTCTGGTGACAAAAAATCTTTGATGATGGATTTTACATCATTGGCATTTGCTCAACAAGATTCTGCAACGAAGACTGTAGGTGTGGCCAGTGCTCTGTATGGTGCATTTAGAGGAAATATGAAATTGTATCCTGAGTATACAGCAGAAGCTGATACGGAAACAACAGCTAAAACTACACTGAATTCAACGCAAGGTATTGAAAACGCATTTAACTTTTTAAATAATTCATTTAGATATATTTCAGACCAGAATCCAGCTTGGGATAATGATAAGAATAATCCATTCGGTAAAGTTATTGATTCAAAATGGTACGAAACAACTTCAGATTCAACTTCAGTAAAAGTAACAAGTAGTGGTTCTGGTTATGATTTGAAAGATGCTGATTTTGGAACATTACAGACTACAACAAATAGTGTATACATCAAAAAAGGTGCTCAATACACACAACAACTTCTTGCTGCTCCAACCACAAGTCTTGTTGACCTTGGCAATTATGTAACTGATGTTTCAATCAATCCATATTTAAAACCAAGAGCAATTTCTTTTGTTGGTGATTCATTACGACCAGACACAATATATTTTGCTTTCTTTGATGGTGTGTCTGTAAATAATTATGTTGTTGTTCCAAATAGAATTAAAACAACTATTGGTCTTGCTACAAATGGATTCCAACCAGGTGAGCTTGCAGTTATTGCTGATGACCAAAATGAAGCTGCAACATATTTGACAAATTATAAAGCTCGTTCTGGAACTTATAAACTTGTTAGAATTATCAATGCTGACACCGGAAGAAATGTATCTTTAATTAATGAAACAGGCGTTTCACTACAAGGTAAATATATCAAGGGTGTTAACTCCGAATCGATACGATATATCGAAACTCTAGAAGAACACAAGTCTGGAGTAACACGTGCCGTTGGTGCTACAACTATTACTTTAGCTGCAGATGCACCATCTTTTAATATTGCTGCTTCGGCCAATACTAATGTGTTGTACCTTGTAAGATCAATTGGTACTACTGCTGAAGAACAACAAGGCACTGTTGAGAGTGCCGCTTCAGGTGCAACTATTTCTGGTGCAATATTTAATGTTATTGCTTATAATACATCAACAAAAGTTGCAACTGTGCAACAAACAACATCATCAACACAAAGAAGTTTGAGTTGGTCTTACTCTTTAGGTTCAAATAAATCCACTTCAACTGGTGATGTTGGTGGTGTTTTATATCCACCTAAAGCGACATTTAGAACAGGTGAACGTGTATTGCGTATTACCGAATCTTTCAATAACACATACGATAAAGATGCTATTTCATTCACTGAAACTTCTTTTGTATCTTCTGGTATTGCTCTTAAGAAAACAAATCTTCTTAATACTGTTTATAATTTTGGAGTTTCTACTAAATTTACAGGTGAAACAACGTCTAAAGTTCTTTCAAGTTCTACCACATCATCAGTTCTAACAAGTACTGGTTATAACCCACCGCCGGCCGCAGAAAGCAAAACTCCAGCTGCCGTTGTTGACCAAGCAGTTGTTACTAATGTTGTTTCAGTACCATATGAGGATCCATTGGCTCAAACATTCTATGTTGATCCTGAAAAATATCCACTAGGTTTGTTTGCTGAAAGCATTGATTTATTCTTCAGTGCTAAAGATGATACTTTGCCAGTTACTGTTCAAATTAGACCAACTGTTAATGGCGCACCATCTTCAAATTTTTGGTATCAAGAATCTGTAACAACAAAAAAACCAGAAGAGGTAAATGTTTCTTCTTCACCGAGTGTTGATGTTACTTCAACAGCTACTAAGTTTACATTCCCATCACCTGTGTTTTTGAGTCCAGGTTTGTATGCGGTGGTTATTTTGTCTAATAGTCCAGATTATTTAATGTGGGTCGCTGAAAAGGGTGCATTGACAACAACAAATAAAACTGTGTCTACAAACCCATACGTTGGTACTTTGTATAAATCACAAAACTCAATGGAATATGTTCCATTCTTAAATGAAGATTTGATGTTCACATTGAATCGTTGTAAGTTTACAACAGGTACATCTGCGTATTTTAGTTTAGAATCAGAGAAGCCACCTAAAACATACTATGTTGACAAGTTTAGATTGTTGGAAACTTCAATTAAACCAACCTCAGATTTTCCTGTTGCGTCTAATTATTATTTTGTTTCAACACCAGTTGATGGTGCCAAAGAGACTCAATATAGAAGTTTAATTCCACAAATTAAATATGATTGTGGTTTAGATAATAAATACGCACTTGGTTCTAGAAGAAAAGAATTGGTAGATAAAGGTGACTTTACAGTTAAGTACCAAATCTCGACAAGTACAGATACTATTTCTCCAATCGTATCATTAGAAAGTTTGCACTTAAACGTTTTTGAAAACTTTATTGATAATGCAGAGATTGATAGTGAAGACTTCAATATTATTAGTCCTGGTGCAGGCTATGCAAATTCAAATACTATTGTTATTAATTCATCGACAGGTGAAGGTGCAACAGTGTTCATGTCATGTGATGGTGTAAAAGGTAACGTTCTTTCAATAAATGTTTCTTCATCTGGTTTTGGTTACTTAGATGATTTTACAATTTCTTTTCCAAATGCAAACACTACTGCAAACGTTACCTCAAACGCAACGATTGTATTAAATTCTGAATATGACAGTTCTGTTGGTCCTTGTTTGGCCAAATACATTACTAAACCAGTTGTTCTTGCTGATGGTTTTGACGCAGGTGATTTGCGTGTCTATATGGCAGTTAATAAACCATCAGGCACAGATGTTATAGTATTCTACAAATTGTTATCTTCATCAGATTCAACACCATTTGGAGATAGACGTTATCAGAAAATGGAATGTTTTAATCCAACAACAAGCGTTTCTGTAAATGAATCCGATTTCTTTGAATTTGAATTCAGACCTTCTTTAACATTAGATTCGGCAACATACACATCTGATAATGGTGTGACGTACAATACATTCAAAACATTTGCAATTAAGATTGTGATGATTTCTTCAGATCCAGCTGTTGTTCCGTCAGTCAAAGATTTGCGAATCATTGCTTTACCAGCAGGTTGATAAGATGCAAGTAAAAGTTGAAGGAACAAATTATGTTAAGGATATGAGCAACAAGGCTCTACTTAATACCAATAAAAGTGCTATCTTAGAAAATGAAGCTAGGAAGAAAATAAGACAAAATTTATTGTCTAAAAATGAAGAAATAAATACATTAAAAGAACAAGTATCTTCGATGAATGATGACCTTAGTGAAATTAAAAACTTGTTAAAAACATTACTAGAAAAAAAGAGTTAAAGGTTAACGATGCCAACGACTACTATACCAACGATTGCCAGAAGCGATACCATTGACCAGTGGAGAATTCAGACCAACAAATCAGCAACAGATTTGAATGATTTGGGGTTTAACACATATAACAAAGACCAAGGTCAATTACTGATTTCTAATACAGCAAATATTTCCATTACGGCATCGGGTACTCCACTTTCGGTGGCAAATAATGTACTATTTCAAAGTAACTTAACTCTTGCCAACAATATGTTTTTGGGTGTTGTTGGTGCGGCAACCGGCAACTTAATCGCAGGCGGAACAATCAGAGTAACAGGTCCAGGAACAGCATTAAATGTAGCCAATAACGTCTTGGTTGGTGCGGATGTTCAAGTTGTTAACAATGTATATGTGCAGAACATTACTGCAAACGGCAACGTGTCAGTTACCCGAAATATTACGAGTGCTGGTGTGTTGAGAATGACTGGTATAGCAAATGTCATTTATGCCAACACAGGCACGGCAACTATTAATCGTGTCTTAAGTACTTACGTGTATGCTGATGATGTATTTACTCCAAACTTGACAGCTGCTGTGGCCACAATTGGTGTATTGAATTATTTGCCATATGCAAACATTGGTACAATCGATAACAATTTATTAAATTCCAATGATATTAATTCGAACACATTAGATACAACATATGGTAATGTTACTGTATTGGTAGCAAGAACTTCTGCGAACTTGGTTACATTAACATCAAATGTTGCAACAGTTAATACTGGTACTGTTCAGAATCTTGTTTCTACAAATTCTACAATTACTAACGGCATCATAACTACTGGTAATGTTATTACCTTGTCATCTAATGTTGCCACAATTAATACATTGACTGCATTAGTTGGAACTACAATTACTGGTAACGTTGTGACACTCACTTCAAACGTTGCAACAGTTAATACTGGTACAATACAAACATTGTTATCGAGTAATGCTAATGTCACAAATGCTTCAATCACATATTTGTCGTCTTCAAATACGATTACTGCCAACACATTAATTTCAAATAACATTGAAGTTTCCACTGCAAATGCCGCATGGATTAATGTATCGAATAATTTGAGTGTAAAAACTGGTGGCTCAATTCGTGTATACGCAAATACAGTAGAAGATGAAGTATTAACAGTTGATGGTAAAACAACTCTACAAACAACATACATTCGTGGTAACATTGCAGTTGAAGGAACTTGGACCGCATTGGGTAATGTTGAATATGAAGTTAGTGAATTTACACTAAATGCAAATACACCAACTAATGCTGATGCATCTATAAGAAATAATCGTGTAGTTGGTACGGATGCGTTTATTCGCTGGGATGAAACCGATGACCAATGGAAAGTTTCCAAAGGTAACACATACTCAAGTTTGTATGGCATTTTGGATGCAAGCTTCTTAAATGCAACAGTAACAAGTAATAGTACAGCAAACGTTGCAACACCAAGTGCTGTTAAGGCTGCATATGATACCGCAGTTGTTGCTGGTGGTTATGCCAACTCAGCTTACACTACTGCCAATTCTGCCAGTTCTTATGCAAATTCTGGTTACACTTCTGCAAACTCCGCAGGTGTTTATGCAAATGCCGCATTCTTGGCCGCAAATACCGCAAATACATTCTTAATCGACACAACAAATACTGTTGGTATTTTTGCAAATGGTGCCTATACACGTGCAAACGTTTCACAGTCACATGCAAATGCAGCTTACGCATTAGCAAATACAATTGCATCCGGTTCTGCTGCTGGTGCTTATTTACATGCTAATGGAGCTTTTGATTCTTCAAATACAACATTAACATTTTCAACGTTCGCTTACAGACATGCAAATGCAGCATATTCAACTGCAAATACTGGTGTAGCACAGGCTGCGGTTGCTGACCAAAAAGCCGTTACATCTGGAATTTATGCTAACTCAGCATATGCATTAGCAAATACAATTGCTGCTGGTTCAATTGATACTTACGCAAGACCACATTCCAATGGTGCTTTTGATTTAGCAAATACGACCAACACTCTTGCAACTGGTGCGGTACAGAAAACATCTGCATCATCACAAACTATAGCAAGTGATTTGTTAATTAATGGCGATGTAACATTATCTACTGCAAAACGATTGCTTAGTTATAATGCTATCATTTCTGGTGATATTCGTGCAAATGGCAACTTTGTGGTTGTCAATAATGGATTGTCTGATACATCTGGTCCAACACAAAACGGTGGTGTCAGAGTTAAACGTGGTACTTCAAGTGATGCATATATAAGATGGAACGAAAACGTAAGTCCTCCAAGATGGCAGTACAGTGATAATGCTGGTAACTTTACAGATTTTAATGCAGCAAGTTTGTTAGCTGCGAAAGCAACTAATATTGCTGGTGGTTCCTCGAATAGAATACCTTTTCAAACACAGGCAGACATAACATCATTCATCGAAGCACCAACTCAAGCCAATCGATATTTGCAATACACTGGATCAGGATTCTCTTGGGTAGCAATCAATGTTGATTTGACAACGTTGAGTGCCAGTAATTTAACATCAGGAACTGTGCCACAGGCTAGAATGTCTGGTTCATATACAATGGATATTAATGGAAGAGCAACAGTAGCAACTAGCGCTGACTCTGTTCCTAATGGTGTTACTACAACTCAGAGTTATTCTAATCCTGGTTTTATTGCCAGTTTAGCGTATAGTAAAATAACTGATAAACCAACTATTCCTACTAACACCAACCAGTTAACTAACGGAGCTGGATTTGCAACAGAAAGTTATGTAACTACTAGAGGTTATGTTACAAGTTCTGGTGTCACACAGGTTGGATCAGGAAATGGTTTAACTGGTGGTACAATTACTTCTACTGGCACATTAAGTATGAGTGGTTCATACACTGGAAATTTTAATGTTTCTGGCACTATTACTGCTGGTGGTAATGTTACTGCTTTCTCTGATAGAAAACTTAAAGATAACCTTGAAAAGATTAGTGATGCTCTTGCAAAAGTTAGACAACTAACTGGTTACACATATACCAGAAATGACCTTGATGATAAAACAAAGAGACATACTGGTTTGATAGCGCAAGATGTTGAAGCAGTTTTACCTGAAGCTGTTGAAGAACATGGTGGAATTAAAGGTGTTGCTTATGGCCAAATGATGGGTCTAGTTTTTGAAGCTATCAAAGAGTTGGATGATAAATTAGAGGAAATCAAGAAACAACTTAACAAATAAAACTTATTGTACCCCGATTCATTATAAATAAGTAAAAGTAAGGAGTTTCTTGTGGCTGAATTTGTAGAACTAACCATAGATCAAGGTGCAACATTTAATACTGTCATTACTGTAAATGACGGTACCGGCGTAGGTCAAAACCTTGTTGGTTATGTTGCTCGGTCACAAATGAGGAAATCATATTATTCCTCTTCAAAAAGTTCATTTAATGTAACGGTTTCAACACCAAATATTGGTGAAATCACCATGGCCATGACTGCAGCCAACACTGCCAATCTTACGCCTGGTAGATATGTTTATGATGTAGAAATTGATAACAATTCTGGTGAAGTCACCAGAATTTTTGAAGGTATCATAACCGTTCTACCTAACGTAACGAGATAAAAATGGCAATACAAGTACAAGTAAAACCACAAAAAACAACCATTTCATCTGTAACAGTTGCACGAACAGCAAATCTGAATTTGTCGCAATTAAACAATGTTGAGACCCAAGGCGCATTGGATGGGCAAGTGTTAACATATGAAGCTGGATCAGGAAAATATGTTGTCAAGGATGTACCCACAGTTAGAGGCGGTACGTTCTAAGTGTCAACCATAATCATAACCAAATATTCGGTATCTAATACCGCACCAACTCCAGGACTGTTAGATACTGGTGAATTTGCATATTCGTTTGTTTCCAATAAGATGTTTATTGGTAATGCAAATGGTTCTTTTGATGTTATTGGTGGTAAATATTATGCAGACTTAATTGAAGCACGAACAAGTGCGTCAACAGCAAATACTATAGTTAGTCGTGATGGAAATGCAAACATCAGTAGCAATACGTTTATTGGTAATTTGCGAGGTATTGCAAACACTGCAAACGCATTTACTACTCCAGTAAATTTAAACTTTTCTGGTCATGTATATGGTAATGTGATTGTTGGTGATGGTGAATCTAATCCTGCGACCGACATATATTTAAATGATATTATTACTGGTGGAGTTTTTGGTAATTCTACACACATTCCAGTTATCTCGGTTGATTCCACTGGTAGAATTATTAATGTTGCAAATGTTCAAATTGTCACACTAGATAGTTTTGACAAAGCAAATTCTGCGGCTAACACGGCCAACGCAGCCTTTGCAGCTGCTAATGTTTTAAATCCAACCAGCATACAAACAATATCCAATACAGCTAATGCTGCATTGGCTTTGGCAAATTCTTCTTATATACATGTCAACAGTGTATATGATTTAGCAAATACAATTAACACCAACGCATTATCTGCAGGTGTATATGCTAATGCAGCTTTCTTGGCTGCAAATAATGCAGTTGATCCTTGGGTTAGAGATGCCGCAAACTCTGCAAGTTCATATGCTAATGCAGCTTTTCTTGCGGCTAATACTGTTGCCAACACTGCGTCAACTGCCAACACGCAAGCAAATCTTGCTTTTAATACCGCACAAGCAACTTCAAATTTAGTAGTATCGTTATCCAATACGATATCGATTGTTTCAAATTCGGCAATATTAGCATACAACACTGCACAGAACACAGCAACTGACGTTGTTATTGCTAGTTCTTATGCAAACTCAGCTTACATACAAGCTAACGCTGCATTCACAAATTCGAATACAAAACTTTCAGCATCTGGTGGTACAATTGCTGGCAGTTTAGTTGTCACTGGTAATCTAACTGTATCTGGCAACTTAACTTATATTGATTCCACTCAGTTAAACATTGGTGATAACATCATCACATTGAATGCTGACTTAGGACAATCTGCGACACCAACACAGAATGCAGGTATTGAGATTGAACGTGGTATCGAACCAAATGCAGCTATCACTTGGGATGAAACTGGTAATAGATGGTTATACAGTGATGGTAATAACTCTATTCAAATTGGTGCCGCAAGTGATGGTGACTATGCTAACTCAGCATACTTACAAGCTAATGCGGCATTTGCTGTTGGTTCTGTTGTAACAATTTCTGCAGAAGCGGCTTTCGCCAGAGCTAATCTTGCTAACAATAGAGCAGTTGTTTCTGGTAACTATGCTAACGCTGCATATACTCAGGCAAATACTCCGAGTTTTGTTGCCAACTCAGCTTGGTCACATGCAAATGCAGCTTTTGAAGCTGCAAACACATTAAATCCAACATTTGCACAAGCTGCTTTTAATCAAGCAAATACTGCCAACACTAATGCAGCTACGGCAGACCAAAGAGCAGTAACTTCAGGTTCATATGCAAATGCAGCTTTCAATCAAGCCAATACAACAAATACTCAAGTAACATCTGCATATATTCACGCAAATGCGGCTTTCAATCAAGCCAATACTGGAGGCAATGCTTCGGTATATGCAAATGGTGCATTTAATCAAGCCAATACCGCAACATTAATTGGTTTGGCTGCATATGCAAAAGCAAACTCAGTTATTGATTTAGCAACAGGTATTCAAGCGTTAAACCATGCCAATGCTGCTTTTGATGGAGCCAATCTTTCATTTACGATTGCAACAAGTGCTTTTGCATACGCTAATAGTTTATCTGTTACTGCTGTTGATAATTTTGCCAGAACACATACAAACTCAGCTTTTGAAAATGCAAATACTGTTGGTCGATATGCCAATGCTGCTTATGTGCAAGCAAATACTGCAACAACTGCAGCTGCACAGGCCGACCAACGAGCTGTTACATCTGGTGACTATGCTAACACAGCTTTCATAACTGCCAACACAAAACTTTCCGCAGCTGGTGGTACAGTTTCTGGTGACTTGACAGTTTCTGGTAATTTGGTAGTTTCTGGCACATCTGCAAGATTGAGTGTACCAACATTGACTGTTGAAGATTCGATTATTGATATTAGTGCCGAAACGATTGGAACACCAACGCAAAACTCCGGTATTCGTGTCATTCGTGGTGATGAAAATCCAGTATTGCTTCGTTGGAATGAACTGGTAAAATCTTGGCAATATACTAATGATGGTGTTTTATACTCTAACATTTCATCTTCAGCCGCAGAGTCATACGCTAACGTTGCATATTTACATGCTAATGCGGCTTTCATTCAAGCTAACACTCCTAGTCATACTGCCAACTCTGCTTCTGTTTATGCCAATGCAGCATACAATCAAGCAAATGTAACAACTTTACATGCTAATGCTAGTTATATACAGGCAAATACTGGCACACAATATGCACAATCAGCTGGTGTTTATGCCAATGCAGCCTTTGAAGCTGCTAACACAGCAGATCAAAAAGGTGTAAGTGCTGGTTCATATGCCAACTCAGCTTATGCTTTTGCTAACGTTATTGCATCTGGTTCGGCAACTGCTGCGTTTAATCACGCTAACGCAGCTTACGATCATGCAAATACCAAGTTTGCTTCTGCTGGTGGTACAATTTCTGGTGACGTATCTATTACTGGTAATTTCACTGTTTCAGGTACAACAAGTTATATAAACACAGAACAAGTTAATATTGCTGATAATATTATTAACTTAAATTCTGATTTGGATCAATTTAGTTTACCATCACAAAGTGCTGGTATTTCCGTTGAACGTGGTGCTTCCGCAAACGTTGCTTTGTTGTGGAGTGAAGTAAATGACAAGTGGACATTTACAAATAATGGTTCAAACTATTTAAACATTGCAAGTGATGCGGCAGAGTCTTATGCAAATGGTGCTTTTGCTCAAGCCAATACAGCAAACACTAATACTGCAATAGCTGATCAGAGAGCAGTAACATCTGGTGAATACGCAAACTCAGCATATACACAAGCGAATACTGCAAACACAAATGCAGCTACCGCAGATCAAAGAGCAGTTACGAGTGGTTCATATGCCAACTCTGC